TAGCAAATATTAAAAATAATTCATAATATTTAGTATATTATATTTAAATCTTCTCTCTATAAATAGAATTATAATACAGATAAATAAGATGTCAACTAGTTTTTTTAATCTATTTGGAAAATACCAAAACTACTTATTAATAGTTTTTAATTTGTCAAGTACCTTTAATAAAAATTCTTCATCATCACCGGAAGGTATAAGACAAGGAATATCTAAAAATTTACCTTTTTTATTTAAAAAAAGTTTTTTTTCTGTTTTTAATTCTTTGTAATTTGGTAAATTTTTTTTACAAATTTTTTTACAAATTTTAATTACTTTTGATGGATCACTGAAAAATGAATGCCATTCTTTCTTTTCACTTGAAATAAAAAGAAAAGATAATATTTTACAATTATTTTCCTTAGCAATTTTTAAAAAGTTATTTAATTCTAATTGTAATTTAGTTTGTATTAATTCTTTTATTAAAATATTACTACAGTTTACTAAACCATCTTTTAAAAGATCCCAATCATAAACAAAATCTACCACATGAACTGATAATTCATCTATATAATTTGAAATATCAAAAATTAATACATTTTCTTTTAAATAATATAAAAAATAATTTTTAACTTTTTGATCGTTCACAACTATCCATAATAGCATCAATTAAAATTTCTTCCACTATTTCATTGGGTAAAAATAAATTTGCTCTGACTATAGTTTTGTTTATTTCTGAATATTGTTCTACTAATCTATTTTTTATATTATTTGCTTCAATATACTGTTCTTTTGAAATGCCATCAAAGGATGGTTTATTTTGTAATTCAAAAGCTTCTAGTAATGGTTCACCAGAATTTGAAATTATTTCTGATAATCTTTTATAAAATCTACTTAATGGTGTTAGATATTTAACATTTTTTAAATTTTTAACTTTTTCATACAAATATGCCAAAACTGATGATTTTTTAGTTTGTTCATGTACTCTATTTAAAAATTCAGGAGATTTTACATGGTTTTTTCCATAAGGGTTGTATATACAGCCACCTCCAACATATTTTGAATTGCAATATATACATCTATTGGGATCATCCATATGAACATGTGTATTAGTAGGAGAAAACAAACAACCCTTACCATAAGATTTGGAATCACAATAAATACAACTCATACTATATAATTACTTTATTTTTATAATTATCCAATTCTTGTTTGGGTGCTTTTCCAATCCTAACATTTATTATGCCGTTGAAGTACTCGTCTTTAAAAAGAACGTCTCTATCAATTTGTTCTTTTATTTCAAAATATGCTAATGCCCATTTGGAATCACATGTTCTAATAATTTCAAATGTAAAATTTTCTTTACCGTACTTGATTATGTCTTCGTTCAAGTCATTAGATGAACTTGTATAAGTTTTCCAATCGGATTGTTTGTAACATATTCTTTTTCTAGTTTTGCCCTTTAATGGTTGTCTTCTAATTTTAGAAATACATTGTTTTTTTCCTACGTATTTTTTATTTGTTAAATTGTTTGTTATTAAATATAAAAATCCAAATGTTTCATCTGTTATTTCAATACCTTCACATAAAATCCAATGTCCAGTATCTATCATTTTTTATTTTTTTTTTGTTTTCTTTGTTATAAGTTCCGGAAATTTTCTTTTTATTACCTTTTTTCCTAATATTTTAGGTGTTCTCATATCTTTAGAAGCGTAACTATCTTTATTTGTAATATCAGATGGAGGACTATATAAAGGTTCTAATGATTGACCTAATACACTACCTACTGAATTATTTTCTAATATTTTAATTATAGTTTGTTGAAATTTATTAAACATAGTATATAATTTAATTAATATATACTTATGGACTTTTTTGAAAAATATAGATTAGAAATAAACGAAGATGTTAAAATCGATCAATTAAATTTATTGGAGCGTGAAATGCAGCATCCAGCCATACGTCACAAATGGGTTTCTAGGTTAATTCAACATAAAAAAAACAAAACTGAATTAGAAAGAAAGAAAAAAACTTTAAAACAAGAAGTATTAAAAAATATAACAGAAAAAGGAATTCCAACCGGAATTCCTAAAACTGCTATAGATAATAAAGTAGAATCATCAGAAGTAATTCAAAAAATAAATCAAGAAATAGAAGATATTACATTGTTAATTGATTATTTAGAAAGAGTGGAAAAGGTATTTTCGTCTATGAGTTATGATTTTGGGTCTATTAACAATACTATTAAAATGGAAATGACATGATTTTTTTATTAAAAAATATAAATATAAAGAATAACAAGAGTAAGAATATTTTGGCTGAAAACAAAATATTCGACTGGAATAATACAGTTTGTCCTCTTGTATTCGGAATAATTATGAAAAATTTAAAAGAAAACAATCAAATTTTATTTTTGGATGAAATAAAAAAACAGAAAAAGAAAGAATATTTTCAAAAAAACAAAAAAATAATAAACGAAAAGAAAAAACAATATCGTATTAAAAATAGAGATTTACATTTACAGCAATGTAAAAAATATAGAGAAAAAAACAAAGAACGTTTAAGAGAATATCATAAAAATTATAGAAAAATACATGGCGAATCTATGTATTTGAGAGAACAAAAAAATAAAAAAGAAAACTCAGATAGAGTTAAAAAATATTATAAAGAATATGTAAAAAAAAGAATTTTAAACGATGTAAATTTTAAAATTTCTTTAACATTGAGAAGATCTATAAACAAGGCATTACATAATAAAAAAATAATAAAGTCAAAAAAAACATTAGATTTATTGGGATGTTCTTTACAGGTTTTTAAAAAACATATAGAAACACAGTTTAAAGACGGTATGTCTTGGGATAATCATGGTAAATTTGGTTGGCACATAGATCATATTAAACCAGTATCTTCATTTAATCTTATAAATGAAGATAAACAGAAAAAATGTTTTAATTATAAAAATATGCAACCTTTATGGTGGAACGAAAACCTTTCTAAAGGAAACAAAAATATATGGTAAAAATAGAATATTCTGGTAAATCTAAACAACAATTACAATTAAATTGTAATACTACTGTTTTGAACAGAATAAGAGAATATTTTTCCGCTCCAAATCCTGCTTTTAGAAGAAATTCAAGATTCTCACAGCCTAGAATCTATGCCATCACACCATCTGGTAAATTTGATTTCGGTATGTTGGATAACATATTATCCTTCTTACAGGCAAATCAAATCCAATACAAAATAGACGATGAAGTATCAAAAAATTTAAATTTTAATTTCGTAGACAAAAAGATAGAAACATTTGAACCAGATTATGTTTATAGAGATCATCAATTGAAATCTATAGAAAAAGCATTAAAAAAAGGAAGTGGTGTAATATTAATTCCAACCGCTGGTGGAAAAACTCTTATCATGGCAGGTTTAATAAAGAGTATTCATGCACACATACAAAACAATGACGGAATTACTCTTGTTCTAGTACCAACTATTCAATTGGTCGAACAAACATATAATGATTTTGTAACATATGGTATAGAAAATATATCAAAATGGTCTGGAAAAAATAAATTAGATCCAACAACAAAAATTATAATAGCAGGAACTCAAATATTGTTATCAGATAACACAGATTTATCATTTTTAAATAATGTAAATGTTTTATTAATAGATGAATGTCACGGAATTAAAAAAGAAAATGAAATAAATAAAATTTTTAAATTTATAAATACTCCGTATAAATATGGTTTTACTGGAACGATGCCATCTACGAAAATAGATGAATGGAATATCATTGGAAAACTCGGACCGATAGTATATCAGGAAAAAACAGAAGATTTAAGAAATAAAAAGTATATATCAAATTTTAAAATAGTTATCTTGAATGTTATTCATAAAAATATACCTACATTTTCTTTAAATTTTAGTAAACCCGCAGAAGCATATCAAAGTGAAATGGACTTTCTTCTACAATCGGAAAGAAGAAATGAAATTATTTGTAAATTAGCGGATAAATTAACAAATAATACGATTATAATGGTCGATAGAAT